GAATGAATAGAAATACAGTAACTCAAAGTGATTATCAAAAGTATTTATGGTTATTCGGAGGAAGAAGAGTTTAATTTTATTCTTTTGATATTATTTTTTTAATAAAAAAACTATGGCAGAACAAAAATATACAGTTTGGCAAAGATTAGGGAGAGTTTTTGGACCTAACGCCAACTTAGACCAACAAACACCTGTTTTTAAATTCGACAAAAAAGAATTACTAAAAACAACAAACAAACAAGAATACGAAACTGAAAAATTACAGTCTCAACAAACTATGTACATTGGACAACAATGGCAAAAAGTTGAAAGTAATTTATATCAACAAGCGGTTTATTACGAACCGACAAGGATGGCATCGTATTACGATTATGAATCAATGGAATATACTCCTGAAATATCTGCGGCGTTAGATATATATGCCGAGGAATCAACAACACCAGATCAAGACGGTATAATCTTAAAAGTTTATTCGGAATCAAAAAGAATAAAACAAGTATTAACCGATTTATTTACAAATAAATTAGACATCAATACAAACTTACCAATGTGGACAAGAAACACTTGTAAGTTTGGTGACAATTTTATTTATTTAAAGTTAGACCCTGAAAAAGGTATTGTTGGTTGTCAGCAATTACCAAACATCCAAATTGAAAGATTAGAAAAAGGTATGAGATTTCAACCTGACAAATATAGTCAAGAAATGGAGAACGATGCTTTAAAGTTTGTTTGGAAAGAAAAAAATATGGAATTTAACACTTGGGAAGTTGGTCATTTTAGAATATTAGGTGATGATAGAAAATTACCTTATGGTACATCTATGTTAGAAAAAGCAAGGCGTATTTGGAAACAACTTTTATTATGTGAAGATGCGATGTTAATATATCGTGTATCAAGAGCACCTGAAAGAAGAGTATTTAAAGTATTTGTTGGTAATATGGACGATAAAGATGTTGATGCTTACGTACAAAGGGTTGCCGGTAAATTTAAAAGAGATCAAATTGTTGATAATAAAACAGGTAATGTTGATATGAGATACAACCAAATGGCTGTAGATCAAGATTACTTTATTCCTGTTAGGGATGCTGGTGCCCCCGAACCAATTACTACTTTGGCGGGTGCTGCTAACTTGGCAGAAATTGCGGATATTGAATATATTCAAAAGAAACTTGTAACCGCATTAAGAATACCTAAAGCATATTTAGGATTTGAAGAGGCGGTAGGTGACGGTAAAAACTTATCTTTACTTGATATAAGATTTGCAAGAACAATTAATAGAATACAAAAATCAATGATTGCTGAATTAAATAAAATAGCAATCATCCATTTATTTTTATTAGGGTTTGAAGATGAATTAACCAACTTTACTTTAAGTTTAAATAATCCATCTAAACAAGGTGAATTATTAAATTTAGAAATATGGAAAGAAAAGATAACTCTTTATAAAGATGCGACGGCAGAAGTAGCAAAGTCATTGGCACCTGTATCAGGGTCATGGGCTAAAAAACACATTTTAGGGTTTTCTGATGAAGAGATAAGATTAGATGTGCAACAACAAAGAATTGAAAGAGCGGTTTATGCTGAATTAGAAAAAACCGCAGAAGTAATTACTAAAACAGGTATATTTGATAATATAGATAAACTTTATGGTAAAAAAGAAGGGGCTCCAGCTGCTGGAGGAGAAGCGGGAGGAGATACAGGTGGAGGATCACCGGCACCACCTCCAGGAGGAGATACAGGTGGAGGAGCACCGGCACCACCACCAGAAGGTGATACTGGAATGCCAACAGAAAGATTAGTAAGAAATGATTTAGATTTAATATTAGAAAATACATTATTTAATAGTCCTGAAACTATAGATTTATCTAAAGGTAGAAATTCTTTAGTCGAAATAGATCAAAAATTGAAAGATTTAATAGATAAGTAATATTTATAACTAAAAAAGATATGAATACTTTTGGTACAATTAAAACAAAAATAGAAAAGGCATCAACTAACCTTTATCAAAAACCGCAATTTAAAAATTTTATGAAAGAATTTAAAATTATGGTTTTAGAAAATAAAGATATTTCTGAATTATACTACATATATGACGACTTATCTACAAATAAGGGATTGGATAAAGATTTGGCTGAAGATTACCTAAATGAGTCTTTAGAATATTCTCAAATTTTAATTTCAAGTTCAAAAAATATTATTAATAGGTTAGATACATGGGTTTCTAAATATATAAAAGAATCTAAAAACAATTATAGAGATATTGATAATGCAATATATAATAAATCTATAAGAAATTTAGAGTCAATACTAGAATCAAAAAATACTATTAAAAAAACATTAATTTCTGAAAATAAAAAATCAGAATTAACAATACAAGAAACAAATTTACCAATATCTTCTATGGTAAAAATCGCAAATGAAACATTAAAAAAAGAAATAAGTTTAAATGAATCTGAACAAAAAGAATTAAATGAAATACTTTCTTTAAATGGGGATGATTTAAAAGAAGAGTTTGTAAAAACAAAAAAAATAGTTTTAGATAATTTAAAAAACTCAATTAATGAATCAAAAGATAGCGATTTAAATAATACAATTTCAAAAACAATTGAAAAAATTAAAGAGTCTAAATGTGATCATTATGAATATTATAAACTTAAAAAATTAAGTTTAGGTTTATGACAAAATTTTTTAAATCTCTTTTAGGTTCAGGATCAACCACACTATCATCAAAAAGGTTTGTAGGTATAATTTGTGTTATAAGTTTAATAGTTAGTTTGATGGCTTCAGTATTTTCACAAGGAACACTTTGTCCTGACGAATCGTTAGTTGATGTTATTGGATTATTGGCGTTTGGATCTTTAGGTTTAACCTCAACAGAATTAATATTTGGGAAAAAAATAGATAATAAAAAAGATCAAGAAGAAGTTTGATTTTTTTGTCTATATTGAGCCTTTTTTTTCTGAGCTCTTTTTTTAACTGAAGGTTTTGTAAACTCTTGTCTTTCTTGTAATTTTTGAATTTGTTTTGTTTTATAAATTTTAAACTTATAAGTTTTTAATGCTTGTTCTAAAGACTTTTCGTTTTTTACTGGAACTATTATCATAAATTTTTTTGGTTTTATTATATAAATATTAGGATATTTTTTAAATTTTGACAAGTACTTAAAGTTTTATTATAATTGTTAAAACAATAAACTTGTAAGAAATGAAAAATGAAAAAAGGAAAGACATCAAAATTAAACATTTTTGATGATGCAAAATGTCACTACGGAACAGTCGACTCAAAAGAATTAAAATCAATTTATGTTGTACTACAAACTTGGATAGAACCCATAACAGACGAAGAAAATTGGAATAGGATTACAGGAATTTTAAAAAGACAAATTTTACACACATTATTAGAGGTTGTTGAGTTTACAACTTTTGAAAAAAAACAAATTGTTGATCTTGATTTAAGAACTAGCGGAATTCAAAAAAATAAAAAAAGTTTTTTAAATTTAGAAATAACATTATTTGTTCACGATAAATCTTTAGACTTCAAATCATTAATTTTAAGAAGCAAACTTAAAAAAATAATATCATCAATATATCACGATGATTTAAAAAAATCAAAGTATTTCACATTAAGTAAAACAAAAATTAAAGAAACTGTGATTAGCTAATATTTATTTTAAAAAATATATTATGAAAATATTAGGACCAAATGATACAGGTAAAGGAATTTTAGTTGAGTGGGACGCGGGGATTATTAACCCAAATGAATATAGAAACAGTCAAGTAATAAAAGAATCTTACGGACAGTTAGATCATTCTAAACCTTTTGTGTTTTATGCAACATTACAAAAATATGGGGTACCAAATAGAAATGGTAGAATATATCCTGAAAAAATATTAAAAAGAGAAGCCGAAAAATATAAAGAAATGATTAATAGGGGAATGTCAATTTCTGAACTTAATCACCCTGAATCTTCACTTATTGATTTAGATAGAGTAGCTCATTTAATAACTGATGTGTGGTGGGAAGATAACGTGTTAATGGGTAAAATTAAATTATTAACTTCA